GAAAGACGATCAAGGAAACCTTCTAAGAAGTACAAATATAGAACACGAACGCAAGATTCAGAAGATGATGGAAGCGTGGGGCGGTTCAGGTAATTGATTAATATAGGGTAAAAGGTGTATAATCAGTACACTGGATACCCTTTTCCCAAAGGCCCAGTAAATTTAGGTTGAATGCTGACCATTTTTACTGGGTACTCAGCAAAAAACCTTGAAAACTTTTTTTAATACTCTTTTCGAGGAAATCATTATGAGTGCTAATCTATCAGCCGTAGCGTCGATTGAATTTGACAGTATGGTAAAACATGCGTACGCGCAAAAAGGGCTATTGAAGCCTGCTGTAACAATCCGTAACAATGTAGTTGGCGACACCTACAAATTCCGTAACATGGGCAAGGGACTTGCTAACCAAAAAGCAACCTCTGCTGATGTTGTTCCTATGGGCATAAGCTATGCATTTGCAACAGCTACTCTTGCAAACTGGAATGCTCCTGAGTACACAGACATCTTTGACCAAGCTGAAGTAAACTTTGACGAGAAACAAGAGTTGGCAGACACTATTGCTGGCGCTTTGGGTCGTCGTAGTGATCAGTTAGTAATTGATGCAATGGATGCAATCACTCCTACTTCTACTGTTGCACACGGTAGTGCTGGTCTGACTATGGCTAAGGTCATTGATGCTCAAGTAGCATTGCGTGGTCAAGCTGTTCCTAACTCTAACTTGTATGCCGCAATTAACAGTGCAGGACTTGGCGGTCTTTTGAAAGATGAGAAGGCAACTTCTTCTGACTACCAAGCTGTGAAAGCACTTGTTAGCGGTGGCGTAAATAGCCTAGCTGGATTCCAGTTCATCATTCTTGATGATCGTGCTGAAGGTGGATTGACTGTTACAACTAACACTGTTGATTCATACTTCTTTAGCCGTGACGCTGTTGGACTTGCTATTGGTATTGACATGAAGACCTCTGTGGATTGGGTTGCACAGAAGACTTCTTGGCTCTGCAACGGCATGATGAAAGCTGGTTCTGTCGTACGTGATGTTGACGGTATCTGTAAAGTTGAGTACAAAGATAACGTATAAGTTGTTTTTGGGTAAACTGATTGGGGGCTTCGGCCCCCTTTCTCAAAGAGGTTAGTATGGCAGAAAAGATTAAGTTAATTTCTAACGCCTTGATATTAATTGGCGATCTGCCAGTTACGTCATTAAGCGGTAATAGCAGAGCAGAGACAGTTGCTAATAACCTATATGACAACATTGTACAGTCCGAAATGTCTAAGTACCGATGGGGATTCTCCAGACGTACAGCACAACTAGCAATGACTCCTCAGACTCCTGTAGGAACTGAATACCAAAATATGTACCAGTTGCCTGCTGACTTGATTAACGTAATTAAGTTAGAGCCAGCAGTACGATACAGAATCTATGGGGATAAGGTGTACACTAATACATCTGGCCCTTTATACATTGATTACACAGCGAATGTTCCTGAGAGCGAATGGCCTGTCTACTTTGCTAAGATGATAGAGTATGCGTTGGCAATGGACTTTGCTCCTTCTATTAGAGACAGTGCGGCATCTGCTGAGATCAATGCAAACAAGTATGTGAACGCATCTCGTATGGCGCGTTACACTGACTCACAACAATACCCTACTGAGCCAATGAGAAGCCAACCATTTATTAATGTGAGGCGTTAATGGCTAAATCTAAATTCCTGCAAAGTTCTTTCGTTAGCGGAGAACTATCTCCTTTACTTAAAGGTCGTGTTGATCTTGACCAATATTATCAAGGCATGGAAACTGCTGAGAATGTGCTTATCGTCCCACAGGGAGGGTTAAAGCGTAGAGCAGGAACACAGCACGTTGATCTAGCAGAGAAGATAATTAAGCCTTTTATTAGCTCTGAAATTACTGCGTCTATGCTTAATGGTGGTACTCCTGCTGACATTAATGATTTTGACAGGGCTACTACAACTACTACAAATGTTATTAACGCAAATGGTACAACTGGCGATCCTTTTATATTAGTAAGCTACGACATATCTGGACAAAGCAATTTAGGTAAGTACATTGACGTACAAGATATACAGTTAACTGGTAATCAGTCGTGTGTATTAAAAATACAGGCTTCTACAGACAATTCATTTTGGTCATTATTAACATCAATAACTGTGACGGAAGAGCCTCAGTCTATACGAATAAGAGCAAGCGATAATCTAGCTTATAAATACTTTAGAATTGTAAGAGAAAACGATACTGGAAGTATTTCGCACTCTGTTAAGCTCAGTGAGTTTAATATACTTTATCACACAGCTAATGCTTCTGACGTTAAAACGTTTGATTTTAGTATTGAGCATGATAAGCATTATTTATGCGTTGTTACTGGGGGTGAAGAAACTACACCTTCGTATGGCAACATGGCGCTATATAGAGTTACAGATCAAACAGCTACTTATATTCCTGTAGCTAATCTACCGTTGCCTTTCAAATCTAGTGAAGTACCTCATGTACGTGATGTTCAAACAGAAAACGTCATGTTAATGTTCCATGAGGATCATCATCCTAAAAGAATAATAAACACAGGTGGTGACGTATTTACTATTGACGACATTCCTTTTCTTAATGTGCCTCAGTATGACTATGATGATGCGTCTAGCCCTACGCCTACTCCTTATGTAACAACAATGGCTTTTACTAATACTTATTCAGGCAATAGATATCAAATAGATGTTGAAGGTGTATTGAGTAAAAACATTACATTTGGCACAAATGCTTCATCTACTGCTTTTAACTTGCAAAAGAATTTACAAGAAATGCCTATTTTTGGAGATACAGGCATTACTGTTACAGGTACGCAAAATAATACTAACGGAACTGGATCTTTTACTATTTCTGTTGGTGGAGAATCGGCTGATAATTTTGAGGCATGGACAGGCTTTATAACAACAGGTGAAAGTAATGGCGCTATAGAATTTACGCCACCTTCTACTGCTGGAGTTCCTAGAAAAGAAGATGTATGGTCTGCTACTAGAGGATACCCTAAGACTGCCGCATTCTATGCAGGAAGGTTATGGTTAGGTGGTACAAAGTCTAAACTACAGAGTTTGTTTGCATCTAGGTCTGGATCGTTTTTTGATTTCTACACAGAAGAAGGTGATGATGACGAGGGTATCTTCACAACCATATCTTCACGACAGCTAACAGAGATTATCGACATTAACCCTGATCGTGGCCTACAGGTGTTTACAGCAGGGGCAGAGTTTATTGTTAGAGGTAATACTCCGTCTGACATTACTATTGAAGCGCAAACACAACATGGAGCATCTTTCTTAGAGGTTAAGTCTGTAGATGGTGCAACACTGTTTGTAGATCAAAACGGCAGAACATTACGATCTTATCTGTATAACTACAATGAAGATGCTTACAACAGTACGGACATATCTGTGCTGTCTTCTCAGCTTATTGATCAACCTCTTGACCTAGCTACACTAACTGGATCGTTATCAGAAGATGCTAACTGGGTATTTATTGTTAACCAAGATGGTACAGCCGCAATACTTAATACTTTGCGTACGCAAGACATTAACGGATTTACTAAGTGGACTAATGGAAATACTAATAATTTTTCGTTTACTATTTCTTCAGGAACTCCAGTATTAAATAATTCTTATACTGTAAATGGATCTACATATATTGTTACTGCTATTAATGGCAGTGTTATTACAACTACAAGATCTGAAGGATTAGATTTACCGCCCCCTTCTGGAACATTAAGTGGCACTCCAGATTTAGTGTTCAGCTCTTCTACGTATAATGCTTTAGAAACTGTATCTGTATCTGTAGTAAACAATGACTTATTCTTAGTCAACAAAAGAACTACTGCATCTGACACTACTTACACAATAGAGAAGTGGGACTTTGATTACTTATTAGACTCAGCTATTAAACGCACAAATCCTTCCAGCATAATTAACAATAATTTGTACTTAACAACTCCTATTGGAGCGTGTCATTTAGATGGAGAAACGGTTAGCGTTGTAGCTAGAGGTAATACTCTTCCTAAGCGCGTAGTTCAAGCAGGCGGTTTTATTGTTTTAACTAATGAAGAAAAAACATTTATTCTTGGTTCTGGTTCTGTTATCGATGTAGAGGTAGGTTATAACTTTACACCTAAGATTGTAGGTATGCCTTTAAACACTGCTGGCCCTGCTGGACAAAACCAAATGCGTGAGAAGAAGATAACGCGCATGAACTTACGAGTGTACAAAAGCTCTGGTGTATACATTGATGACAATCCTGTACCTATTAGACAGTTTGGAGATGCGGCAAACACACCATTAGATTCCAATCTACCTGAACAAACTGGTATTATAGAAGATAACAATGGTGGTAACGGATGGGGCATAGACATACAGCCTGTCATTACAGTACCTAGTCCTACACCATTCCATATCCAAGCTATAGAATACGAGGTAGAATCATCTTAAATCAAGTAGCAAAGCAAGATGACATAATAAAACTACAGTCATTGATGTTAAAAGGTGACACTGTAGAGTTAGAAACCAAGCATCATTTTAGTGATGGCTTATATGCAAGAGAGTTGTTTATACCTGCTGGCGTATGTTTAGTAGGAGCGTTACACAAGACGACTCACTTGTACATGGTAGTAAAGGGTAGATGTAAAGTGTCTAGCCAATTTGGTAACTTGGACATAGAGGCTCCGTTTATGGGAGAGACTATTCCGCAAACTAAGCGTGTTATATACGCTGAAACAGACTGTGTATGGATTACATATCACCCTACACATTTAACTGATATAGACGAGATAGAAGCGGCTTTGTTAGAGCCAGAGGATATTTAGATGGCATTTTTTATAGTAGCGGCACAAGTAGCTGTAGTAGCTGGTGCGGCAACAAGTATATACGGTCAAGTTGAGGCAGGCAAAGCGCAACAAGATGCTTTAGAAGAGCAGGCTAGACAAGAAAAGATTGCCGCTGAAGGTCGTGAATTACAAAGACGACAAGAGTTAAATAAAGTCCTTGCATCTAACATTGTTGGAGCGTCTATGTCTGGTATGACTGGAGAAGGAACTCCTGCTAGTATTGCCCTAGAAAGTGCCAAAGCAATAGGCACAAGTGAAAGCATGATAGGGTTGTCTGAAAAGTTAAAACGCAGACAATTAAAGATGCGAGGAAAAATGGCAAAACAAACAGGCTATTTAAACGCTTTAAGTTCTGGACTTAATCTTGCTATGGGTTCAGGTTTAATGAGTGCTGGCGGTCGTACTGATGGCGGTGCACCAGTGGAAGAAGGAACACCAACTGCTGGGAAAAATCCAAATGGCTAAACAACCTAGACAACAACGTATTCTATCCTACGGAGAGTTCCGCCCTACTGGGGGAGATGACTCTATATCTAGGCGTATGCAGGCTCTAGCAGGCTTAGGAGAGACTGTAGCAGGTGTTGCTGAACAGTTTGGAAGGGCTAAGGCTACAGAGATAGCCCCTGAGCAAGCACAGAAGGCCGCTGAAAAAGCAATAGAAGAAGGTGAGGAGTTAAAGAAAAGAGATCCGTTAGCTTGGGGCGCTACAGCTTACAACAATCAATTAATTCAAGGTTATGCGGCTGGCATACAGAATGAAACTAGTGACATGATTGCTAGAGTAGCAACAGAAAATCCTAATGACTTTACAGCGTTTCAGAAACAGGTAACTGAGGGCTATAAGGGTCTGTCTGCTAATTTGCCAGTAGAGGCTAAAGCTAGTGTAGATAACTATTTTTATCGTTCGTCTAATACTGCTGGCAATAAAATAATTAAAGAGCAAGCTAAAAATGCAATTAAAGATTCTAAAGCAGAAATTGCTCAAGCAGGTGTTAATTTTTATAACGAGCAAAGTAACCTTGCTTCTGAAGGCGATGCTGAAGGTTTAGCTCAATCTATAGTTGACCAAGATAACGCTGTCATATCTGCTGGCCCAGACGTTGTTAATTTTGAAGAATACTATAAAGAAAAAGAAAAAAGAATGGCTGACTATAGGCAGGCTGGAGTCCTAGGCGAGCTACGAAGAGACATTATTAACAACCCAGAATTAGAAGACAAGCCAAAAGAAAAAATTATTTATTTAAATGGCGCTCTTGCTGGCCTTAAAAAAAGCACCGTTTTAAAAGTTGCTAATCCAGAAGACCCAACTAAAATGGTAAGCGTTGATGAAAAAGAGCGCAAGTCTATTATTGCCGCTGTTGAGTCTGAAATCAAAGACTATAAAGATTTGGTTAAACAGCAGATTACTAAGAATACGTTGATGGACACCATTAATAGTGTTGAAAACTATATGGCAATGTCTTCTTATGTAGAAGATACAGAAATAGATGCTGATGAAAGATTATTAAAAATTGATACAGAAGAAAAAGACGGCAGGTTAAAAACCGAGCAAGCAAGTATTTTAAGAAGATATGTAAAGTCTGAAAAAGCTGTAAATGCAAAAACAAATAGTTCAATCTATGGAGCTATTATTGACCGCATATATGGTCTTAATGCTGACCTGTCATTACAGGCAAATAATGCTGACTACTTAGAAGGCGTGCAGTCTATTGACGAATTCATTAAAGAAGAAAGAACTGCTGGAAATCTTAATAGAGATGATGAATTAAAACTTAATAGGGAAATGCGTAATTTAACAGCCGCTAAAAAAGCAGGTGCGCTTGCTGGATTGTCTGCAAGATATGGTGCGGCTAATAGAATTATTAATGACAATAGCCCTCCAGAATTAAGAAATGATATTAGAGCGCGAATTTTTGATCGAGTTCAAGATGATGTGAGAAGCGCAGAAGAAGCTGGAGAAGAGTTAAAGAGCCGTGATGTGTATAAGTTATGGGAAAAGTATGCACTATCTACATCTACAGAAGTGATAGATGAAGAGCGACAACGATCTCAAGAAAGCATTCGAGATGTTTTAAGCAGAACACAGGCCACACCTCCTGCTGGAGCCGTTATTATTAAGTTTGATGCTCAAGGTAATAGGATTTAATAAGGGAATTTAATGCCAAAATATGCAGAGTTAGCAGATGGTCGTGTCTTAGAATTCCCTGATGAAGCGTCAGATCAGGTTATGAACGATGCTGTTGCACGTTTTATACAGAGCGTTGATACCGAAGACCGCATAGCTATTGATGTCCCAGAAGAAGCAGGTGAAATATTTTCTAAGGATATTGGCCCTAGTGTTATGCAACAAAATGAAGCCTCTATTAATAATGCAATTACATTTGATAGCACAGAAGAGAATGGATTACCTCTTATACAGCAACGAGAGGAAGAACGAAATAGCACTGTAGAACTTGCTCGATCTAGGTTTCCTAAACACACTGTTGATATGTGGCTAAACAATCCTATTGGCATTGGTGAAGTAGGTGATTTTATAGATTGGTCACAAATTCTTCCTGCTGGTGGAATTGTACAAGGCGCTGAAGCTGTTGGTTTGTTGCGTATATCAGACAGGATTCGTGAAGGCCAAGATGTTTCTGAAGCAGACAAGCAATACTTAGATAAGTGGCTAGACAAGTCCATAGAGATGGAAGTCAGAGGCATGACCTTTGGCGGCAAGTTTAGGTACTATGGAGAGCAGATTCCTGCGTTTGTAGCAGAGTTTGCGGCTACAGGCGGTGTTGGTAAGAGTGTTCAAGTAGCGGCCCTTAAAACGACTCAGGAGCTTGTTAAAAGTCGTGTATTAGGGCAAGTAGCTGGAGCAACAGCAAGGGTAGCAACACAGAGTGCTATGCTCATGCCAGTACAAGGATATAAAGCATACGGCAATATACGCATCTCGCAAGGCTTAGAGATCTCTGAAACAGGCCAGTTAATATTTCGTGAAGCTAAAGAAAGCCCAGCCATAAGTGCATTAAAAGCATACGGATATGTAAGTGCTGAAATAGCGGCTGAGTTAACAGGTCTAGCTGTAGCGTCAAAGCTAAGTAAATCTGTGCGTTTCCAAAAAGGTAAAGTTGCTCTTGCAAGTGGTGCAATTACTAGTATCAACAAACTTCCAGCTAATTTAAAAAACAATCTATATAAAGCGTATCAGCTAATTAAGCCTAATGCTCGCATGTCAGAAGTATTTACTAGGGCTGGCTGGAATGGCATGTTAATGGAACTGGGTGAGGAAAGAGTTGCTGACATTCTGCGAGAGTCTGTTGATTTAGCCCTGACTGAAGGGTACACAATGGCTGACGTACTTGAAGGCATAACGCCTGATGCAGAGCAGTTGTTGCTTGAGTCTGGTTTAATTATGACTATGGGTGGTACAAAAGCAGGGGCATCAGCGGCAGTTAATTTATTAGTTCGCAAGGGGATGGCTCTTGAAGACGCTAAGAAATCAGTAGATCAGTTAACTTCTTTAGAGCAAGACGCGTTAGTTGATGACCAGCTTACTGTTGATGACACTCCTTTAACAGATGAAGGCGTAGAAATAACTGTAGACCAAGCCATAGAAGAATCTATTGAAAATATAAACAACCCTGCACCTGACCTTATAACTAGCGCACAACAAGACCAACTAAGTGCTGGTCAAGAACCAGATACTATTGCGGCAGATGAAAGCATTTTTAATGAAGAATACTATAAGTGGATTGACGATCTAGGTGCGTTGGTAGATGTTGCGAAGGAAGCGGCCAAGAGAGGTAAAGAAACCTTCTTAGAGAATAGTGTGCGCTTGTATGCTGGTGTAACAGGCATGGCCCTTAGTTCACTTAACAACGGAACAACTGTTTTAAATGAGAAGGGAGAGCTGATTGAGACAGGAAAAGGATTAAAGTCTATATTAAATGATTTTGACTTTAACGCTATGCGTATTGAAAGAGATCCAAAAAAGAGAAAGAAAGACTTAATTGATTACTTAATTGCGCGTAGGTATGCCCTAGACCTAAAGGATAGGGATGATGTAGAGATTACTGAAAAGCAAAAAGAAAAGTCTATTAAAGATTTGGCTAGAATTAGTGAAAAATATGGTGAAGACATTGTATTGCTAGACACTTCTGCACAGGAGATATACGACTACCAAGACAGAATGCTACAAATGCTAGTGTCTTTTGGTGTTATGTCGCAAGATAAGTACAACACTATCAAAGCAGAGAATCCTAACTACATTCCTTTCCAAAGAGTTATGGATGAAGAGTATGGTGAAACAGCAGGACTGCAAGGATTGCAGGTAAAAGCAGGCACTACGTTTGCTGGTAAAAAGTTAGGGCAAGTAATTAAAAAAATAGAAGGTAGCGACAAAAAAATTGTTGATCCAATAGAATCTATCATAAGAAATACTATGAGGATTACTGACATTGCTTACCAGAATCGTGTAGCTAATCAGTTAGTGGATCTTGCAGATGTGATGCCTGAATACATTAGCACTTTTAAGCCTGCAATGAAAACGGTAACAGATCCGAAAACAGGAACAAAAATATCAAGACCTAGAGAAACTCAACCTGCTGATGTAATTACAGTTTTAGTAAAAGGACAAAGAAAATATTACAAAGTGCATCCATCTCTTGTTGCCGCAATGACATCTATGTCACCACAAGAAATTACAGGTCTTGGGTGGCTGTTAAGTAGACCTGCAAGTATTTTGCGTACTGGTGCAACTATTGTTCCAGAGTTTATGGCTAGAAACTTTATTAGAGATGTACATGGATCTTATGTATTAAGTGAAGCTAGGCCAAATGTTATTGACGTAGTTAAAGGATTAACGGCTCGAATTGGCAAGAACGACTTGTATGAAAGGTGGCGAGCTTCAGGAGCATCATTCAACAGCTACATGAATATGTCAGACGAAGGTGTTAAGAATGCTTATGCAGAGATTTTCAAAGAAGAGGGAAAGTTAAAAAGATATCTGAAGAACCCATTAAATTTACCGCAAGACATTGGTGCTGTGATTGAGCAAAGTGTACGAATAGGGGTTTACAACGCGGCTAAAAGAAAAGGAATGACAGATGCTGAAAGTGCTATGGAAGCAAGGGATGCAAGCATAGACTTTGCTAGAGGAGGCAGTGCGAGCAAGGAAATAAATAAATACGTGCCATTCTTCAATGCTGGTGTACAAGGCTCAAACAAGTTTATTCGCGCTTTTAGAAAGAACCCTAAAGCAATGATAATGTATGCTTCTGCTACAATTACTATCCCTCAGATTTTGATTACAGGATATTACTTGCATGTTGCTCCAGAAGAGGAAAAGAAAGAATACTTAGAAATACCTGAGTGGCAACGAGATATGTTCTGGGTATTTAAAGTAGGAGACACATGGGCTAGGTATCCAAAGCCTTTTACTGTAGGTTTTGCATTTGGAAGCACAGTAGAGCGAGCTATGATATGGGCAGATTCCGAAGGTGAGACTGGTTTTGCTGACATGTTCTTTGACTTGTCTAGAGGCTTAGTCACGGCAGTTAGCCCTGTTTATGACCCTAGTGCTGTTTTTCCTAGCCCGATTAAAACTGCTGTTGAACAAGTAACTAACTATAACTTTTTCCAAGGCAGGCGTATTTATCCAGAATGGATGGATAGTAATCCTCCAGAAGAAAGAAAGACCGCTGGTACATCACTAACTGCTCAAGAGTTAGGCAAGGTGTTTAACTATTCCCCAGCAAAAATAGACAATCTTATTAGGGGAACATTTGCAACATCTGGGCCTTACATTACAGATGCAGGTGACATATTGCTTAAAAAGGTAAAAGAATGGAATGGAGAAGAGTTTCCAGAAGACCCAACAAGTCCTGTTGACATACCTTTAGTTAGGGCATTTACCATGAGGTATCCAACTGGAGGCATGTCTAATAGTGTGCAACAGTTTTATGAGACTCAAAATTTAGCAACGCAAGTTAAAAATGGGTTAGAGATATTTAAAGATGAGCGGCTTGAAGAATACAGGCAAGAAAATGAAGCGTTAATTTCTGTTACGCCTATTATCAACGCACAAGGCAAACGTATTAAACAAATTAACAGGTTAAGAAAAAACATATACAAAGACTTAGGAATGAGTGGCAAAGAAAAAGAACAAGTGTTACGCGATTACGATGACCAAATACTTGATGCCGCTAGAATAGCTAATGAAGCACTTTCTGATGCATTGCGTAATCTGGAAGAATAAACATCAAGTGATTTATAACGCTAAAAATAGTATAATTAACAGAATTATTGAGGCCATAAAATGACAGTAACATCAGCAACAACTAGAAACGATTACGTTGCCAGTAGTGGTCAAACGGACTTTCCGTATACGTTTACTGCCCTAGCTGACACCGACATCAAAGTCCTCAAGAATGGAGTGACTCTTAGCCTTGGCGGTGACTACACTATAATTAACAGTAAAGTTAGATTAACTAGTGGCGCTACTGCTGGTGATGCGATTGCTATCTACTTAGATATGCCTCTACAGCGTACAACTAACTACCAGAACAGCGGTGACTTCCTAGCAGTAGATGTTAATGGAGACTTTGACGCACTGTGGTTAGCACTACAGCAGAGCACAACGGACATAGAACGCACTGTAAGGCGACCTGACGCTGATGCTGGCACAATCAATATGGAACTACCAGTTGCGGCTACACGCGCTGAGAAGCTCTTAGCGTTCGATTCTAGTGGTGCCGTGAAAATTGAGCCGTATTTAAATTCTGGGACTACTATCTTAAATGTTCAGAATGAAATAGGTGATGGAACAACTACAAGCTATACCTTGATTACTGGAGTAAGTAGCCCTAATTTATTACAAATCTCGATAGATGGTTTGTTGCAAGAAGTATCTTCATATTACGTAAGCTCAGGAAATGTAATCTTCTCGGTGGCTCCTCCTTTTGGTTCAGCTATTGAAATTAGAGCATTTGTTCAAAAAGACATTACTAGCACTGATCTAGTAACAAATAGCTTTTCAGGAAATGGAAGTACAACAGATTATACTTTGTCTTCTCCTGCTGTCTTGCAAAATACTTTTGTTTACATTAATGGTGTGTATCAGTTTAAGAGTACATACTCAGTATCGGGAACTACGATAACTTTTTCTGAAGCTCCTCCTGCTAACTCTAGCATTGAAGTAGTTACTGCGGCCTTTACTACAACCGAAATTGTAACTATTGCTGACAATGCGATTACCACAGCCAAGATAGCTAACGATGCTGTAACAGCGGCTAAGATAGCTTCAGAGCCTGTAGCAGTAGGCATAACAACTGTAGTTACTTCTGCATCCATGACGGCTACGGCTAACACTCATGTCTTTGTAGATGCTGCAACACAAACTATTACGCTTCCTGCTTCACCAACCATAGGCCAAAGAGTCTTGGTTACGGTAGGTAACTTTACTGACACAGTGGTAGCTAGGAACGGAAGTAACATAATGAGCAGTGCTTCTGACTTCACAATGGATGCCGCTTATCTTTCAATACAATTTATATACACAGACGCAACACAAGGGTGGGTGATGTCATGAGTAATTTTACAGACTTTATAGGTGGCGGAGGTGGATCAGCTTCATATCCCACAATCTTTTTACACAATTCTCAGACATGGGTTCCTCCTCAAGACGGTAACATAATGATTCATGTCATTGGTGGTGGTGGTAGCGGCAGTGGTACTACTTCTACTGCACAAATAGAAAGTGGTGCGGCAGGAGGTTACTGTAGAAAAAACTCTCTGGCAGTTACAACTTCTGGTTCATTTACTGTGACTATTGGTGCTGGTGGAGCGTCTGTTCTTGGAGCCGCTGGAGCAGGAACCGCAGGTGGAGTTACAACTATGGCAGGGACAGGACTATCACTTTTAAGATCGTTCGGTGGCGCTGGTGGAGCTTTAGGAACCAACACCTATACTACTGGAGGCGTTGCTACTGGAGGAGATGTTAATTATACAGGTGGACGCGGCGGTTATCAAAAAGGCGGTGGTGCTGTTGGCTTATCAGGAACAGGAATTGATGGTGGCGGTAATGCTAATTCTTCTTTTGGTGGTCGATGCGACATATTAGGTGATTTTTATTCATCCAGTTTAGGTCAATTATCTGGTAGTAGCGGTGGCAAAGGCATGTATCTGTATACAGGTAGCGCGGCAGGAGAATCTGAGGCGGGGCCGTTAGCAGGGGCAGGAGGAATGATGATAATACAAAGTACTTCCGTAGTTGGTCACGCATCTATAGGTGGTGGTGGTGGGTGGTGTTATGGAAGTACTACTGCTCGTATACACTCAGGCCGTGGTGGTGAAGGCTGTGTTGTAATTCAGTACATACCGTAAGGAGAATTAAATGAAATATATAATTAAAGATGCTGACGGTAACATAACAAATACCATCAACGCTGACGCTGAGTTTGTTGAAGCTAACTTTGAGCACTATGAAGAGTGGGTTGAACCTACACCCCCAGAGCCTACAGCAGAAGAGACTGCTCGTTCGTGGCGAGATTCAGAACTAGCCTCTACTGACTACATCATGCCTTTAACAGATCATCCACAGCGTGATGATTACATAACCTATAGGGAAGATTTAAGGCAATGGCCCTCTACAGATTCTTTTCCTGCTAC